GAAATAATGAAATTTGACAAATTTAAAAATTTAGACAGTGATTAAGAAGTAAGAGAAAAGCAAATTTGAATACGAATTACTACTCTAAATTAAACGTAAATGACTCAAACACAGTTAAGGCATCGGTGCAATAGAAATACACACGGCCACTGCATAGAATGAGTATAAAGTACAAAGCTACTTAAGAATTAAACGAAAATAGACAAACACACGTGACAAGAAACTCACAGTGAGGTACGGGGTACTGCTTACCAGCGAGGTAAGAACACTGTAGAACACAAGGCGCGAGCCGAGTGAGCCGTGACAGTACAGAAGGAGTCAGCGTCTGGCGCGAGCCATTCGCGTCACCAACTTAGTTGTTGTCGTTACAATCAACCGCACGTTGCCCAGTTACGGGGTCTTCCGGAAGAAAGGTCAGACACTTCAGACAAACCGCCGAGACACGAGAAACCATTCGGAAAGAGGGTCCAACGTTCTCTACGATGTAAGAGTCTGGAAGATGATTCATCAATACGAAATTTACGGTGAGACTGCTTCTTAGGCCTGGTCTCATGATCCGGTTAGTATCGCAAGTGAATAAGGTAGGATAGGTCAGTCAGATCAGCACTTTCCCCGTCGCGAAACGCGGTAGTTACCTCTGAACAAACCAACTGGTTTAAGATATTGCTCATATACACAAAAGTGACACATTCACACTGATTAGTAAAGCAACAGCTATAGCTAGAGAACTCGCGTGAGCCCGCTAGCTTAAAATGCATTAAAGGTTCTCTAAAAGGACATAAACGCTAGCTCCAATCAAACATGTTTCCATGCGAGCGACCACTAACGAGTTCAATAATACAAGAAGAACGAGAACGGTTCCTATGGGTCACCTCGGGCCGAAGAGCTGGCCAAGCAAGAGAGAAGTACACTTAAAATTGTTACCGCGCTAAGACTCTACGGTACGAAATGATTTTCGTGACTTAAGTACAAGTACAAAGTTATGCGATGCGTGGATAAATACAACATATTTATATACATACAAAATTAAGTAAGAGACAACCATAATGGTTTACTCTTCACAGGATTCACCTGTGGCATAAGGTCTTACTGTCGCACTAATGCGAGAACAGCCGTGGGAGCACACGGATTTATAGTTAAGTTTCTAAAACAAAACTGCTCCTAGACGAACAAACACATATTACAGTTTAAGTCATACAGTTAATACATGTAAGAAGGCCTATGAAAGCAACGGTAGACCCATTGCTCCCGACACACCTGACGTTGGCGCCCCTGGCATAGGGCGTAGTCCGGGTATACCGGTAGTGACATTCCTGTTACCTAAGGCTTGTGTATGCAAGGGTAAGGGACTAGAGCCTCCTGTAGTGAGACCAGGTATGAACGGAATTCCGTGCATCTGATACTGATTAGAGGTCTTGTCATACATCTCACGAGCGAAGTTCAAGTTGTTTTTGTTGATCGATTTCTGTGCATTTGCAGTTATCGAAGACGAGACTATGCCTCTGGGAGCTGCGAGAGAGGAGCCGATTTTGCCGGCGGCTCCGATCTTAGCGGCAGTTGAGAGACCAGCCATCTTTGACGAGTGCACACCGGGATCGGTGTTAGCTTTAGTTGTGCAGAAGCTCGATCAAATCTATTAACAATCTTGAGATCGTGTAAGATGTCAGAAATGGTAGACAAGTTTCCAAAAGCCCAAGGCTGTTTTGTTGTCCAGAAAAAGTTCCAAATAGGATCACCCACAACACAGAATGTGACGTCAGGAAGACGAGTGTTGAGAGTCTGGAGGAAAAGTGTCTTCTGCGCTTCAGAGGTGAATTCAAGATAGAAAGAGCAGAGTAAAGAGTAGTCCATAGTGCACAGAACAAAATAAAATATGCAAACAAATGATTCATTACATAAATGATTATGATTTACGGCGGCAAGTTAAGGACAGGGTCGCAACAACGGGCACAGCTCCAGGAAGTTGCGGGCTGCGTTGGGAGTTCGTGTTAACACGAAGTCCAAAAGCAACTGACTAGTCGGGCACTGCTCCATACTAGTCAAGACACGGATCACTGGGCTCTGCTCCAGAGTGATCGGTGAGTCGGGATAATTCTTCGTCAAGGATACGCGCGACAGCTTCGCGCGTCTCCCGACAAAATAGGGTTGGACGACCATTTTCATCGATGTGCGGATGTTGAGTCAACTTTAGCCTCGCAGCAGAAGTAAACACCGGATGATCAAGAAGACCTCGAGACGCGTTTCGCAACACGTTCATGTCAACTCCATCACGTTCATCAGCTCCGTTCCGGTAGTGATACCAGTACGCATCTTTGTCAACAGTCAAGTTTTGGACACGTTCTTCTAATGCTTGCATGTTCTTTGCATATTTAGTCTCCATCTCCAAAATTTTCTCCTTCGCATCGACTGCTAGTTGATTGGCAGCGAAAGAAGGTGGCGCAGTTGGTATTGGTGAGATGTCTGTGGCGACCGTATAGAAGGACAAACGATAATCGGCGAGACGCCAAGTGGTGATCGTTGTCCGACGATTGGTCGTCATTAGACCCGTAGCATACAACTTAACAAAGGCAACAGGATTGGCAGTCGGTATGTGAATGAGTGTGAAAATGATTGCAGCGTTCGCAGCCCATGAGTATGATCCAGAAAGACGTACAAGAGTTCGGTACATGTGATCAGATTGAGTGGTTTGTAGACGATAGTTGCCACCCGGAGTGTAGTTATCAGAATGGAAAAGAAGAATAGTTTCATCACCGTTAGGTATCTGAACTGTATTGTCGCCAGGAACGGACGTAAGTCCTGACAGGACATTAGGTCCTGTGAATGAGTTCCCAGTTAAATTCAGTGTTGGTTGCCACGCGGTGACTCCACCAGAGACGGAAGAGAAATTTCCACATGTAAAATATGCACTGGAAAAGCCAGCAGAGTTGTTAATTCCGGTGAAGTTCAAAGTGTTAGTACTTGAGAGTCCAGAGTAGACTGCATTTTCACGTCGAAGGTCAGCCCAAGGGTTGCCAATTTGACCAATGTTCATCTCAGCCGTATTGGCGAAAATCACACTGTGCATGGCGACATACGGTTTACCATCGTTAAACGGTTTTCCGTGTATCGTTGCTTGAACTTGGCCTTGTATATCGGCGACAAGAACTGTTGGATTCGCTTCCAAATATTTAGCGGCAATCCAGTCCTGTGGTACGTGCCATGCAGCAAAAGGAGGAAAGATGTCTTCATAGTCAAGAAAAGACTGTGAGGGAGAGGTAGTAAGAGGAGGTACAGGTTGAGAGACATTAAAGTTATTAGAGGCCCTACTGAGTATTCCTACACCTATCTGTGGATTTCCGCCCTGTGATGCGGTTTGTAATGGTAGCCAGACGTAGGCTGCGATGAATCCTCCAAATGAGTTCGGATTGTCTAGGTCGAGCGGATTGTAATGATATTCGATCGGCCTTTGGTCCATGACTTCGAATCCCGTGAGCGCGAGCTCCTTTGGGTCCATGTATCGCCATTCAAACACTGTAAATGCTTGAGGGTTTGTGATCTCCTCAGGCCTCCGATTAGGAGGTATTCGACAAAAGATTATCGAACCTGCATGGAAACCAGTTCCGGCGACTTTGATGGAATATTCAAAACCACCCGACCAGCAGTTGTACTGGCGAGTGATTGAGTCAAGAAACCAATTCGTCTGACTAGGATGTATTGGTGCACTCCACAGAAGAGTGCCAGGCAGTTGATCAGTTCGCCACACAAATGATGCTTGATGTATAAAATGTGAGTAGATATAAGGATCTGGTCTGTTCTGCTGCCCTGTGTGCTCAGTGAGCACACGTTTTGTATTTTGTTCACCCGCTCGCAAAGAGGCGATTGGGTCGGCTGTGTTAGTATCTGGATCGACGGAAGTGTCTGATCCAGAATCTGGGACGGCGCGTGCAGTAGACATGTCGGTTTAAATAAGACAAAATACATACAAAATACAATATGATTTACGATATGCAATTATACAAATAATAGACATATACAATTAAACAAAAACTTCTCTGTAGACGTCATCATACGTCGGGATTTGCTTGACTGGTATGCGCCATCTCACGATGCAGCGCAATAAATGAGCTCGAATTTTGTCAAAGAAGATTTGACCGTGAAAAAGACTTTCACGGAGTATGCCAGATACGATGTCTGCAGCATACACATTCTCAATGAAACAACGATCGGGTTCACGGTACCAGAAATGTGGTTTACCTGTCGTGAAATCAAGCATACGCTGTATGGAATTGACTTCCAAGGCTCCATAATGAAGACCGTCTATGCGAGTAAACCGCCGCTTGAGAAACGTAAGTTTCTCAATCGGTTGGAACTGTAGCACGGACGTGTCTTTATCGGCTGGAGTAACGGTGAGACCAAGTTTTGTGCACTCTTCCGCATAGTTCACGAAATTGAACCATTCCATTATGAGAGGATTGTTCGAAAAGATACAATCATCACCATAAAAAGAACAAGCAACATTTTCGTTGAACGACGCGAAGGACTGCAATCTCGGTGCATGTTTCCTCGAAAGTTTTATCCACACATAGTAAGCATAGATCCAGTTGACCATTGAGTTGTCAAAGGCAGTCTGTGGTTGACCTGTCATTTGTCCACCTGGCACTTGTATGATGAGATTTCGATACAAGACGTGTGCCTGGTTCAAGGCCAAGTAAATTGAACTGCGTATGACATCATGTTCTGGTCTCCATTCTGGGTCACAACGGCGATAAACAACATTTGCGATATCCGCACAACACATGAGTAAGCGACGATCAAGACGATTATCCCACCCTTTAAAATCGCAATCAAAACCTTCACTTCCTTTCGCCTGATGCCACCTTAACAACTGTTCCCAATCAATACTGGTAGGATTAATACCAATCTTGATAGGCAACTCATTGAAGAGAGTGGTGACAGCTGCAGAAAAAGTGTGAAAGTACATGCGACTCGCCAAAGTGGCATGAATAGGACTCGACGCTATAGAGCGTGTGTTTGTGTCAATGATTTTCGAAGGTTTCAATGGTTCATCTTTATTCGCCAGAGTGTAAATGATGACTGGACGTTCTCCCCGTCTCGCCGTATTGATGATGGAATCAATGCCGTAATGTAAGCGGCGTCCGTTATCAGTATCAGCGATATTGAAAGTTTGTTCAGCCTCGTCAAACTCAAAGAGTTCTCGTTTGCACTTAACGTTGAATGACGTGAATGGAAAACCAGCCGAGGAATAAAGATAAATGGGATTGCTCCCTGGTATCTTCGTGTAGCGGTTAATGGCTTCTTTCTTTGTCAAAACTTTCATGCGCATTCCACTCATTTGAATTTTGTCAGCGAGATAATTAGAAATGTCTTTAACACAACGATCGAGAATTTCCGTTTCCAGTGGTACTTCAACAAGGTCGTACTTTAGTAGTCCATTAAGAATTGGATCGATTTTGATAGAGCATCTTGGATCATCAATTGACAAAACAGCAGGTTCGTAATGAACACCTATATCCAAACCAGAAAAGACCGAAGTATGATACTTCGTTTTCGGAGGATAATGTTGCTCATAACCATCAGCTGTTTCTCCAACGACTTTGAGATGGACTCCATCAACGCCAATTGGTTCTTCATAGAAAGTGACGTTGTCAAAAGGACGTGCTATTGGCATAATTCCGTGCGATTCCATAGGAATATCATCTTTGTAAACAGGTGCACACAGAGCATGATCTTGCGACCCAGCAATGTGAAATCCTAGAAATTTTTGAGGATAACCCGTGTTAATGATGATTATTGGTGAACCACAATCACCCTTCTCCGTCATAACTGGTGAAACACTAAGACCAACCTGATGACCATGATACAATGTTCCAAAACGACGGGCAGCGTCTACTCTACACACAGTATCTTCTTGAAGAATAATGTGGTAGGAGTAAACATCACCTTGTGTGTCGCGCTGTGCAAAGTATGCAGAAATACCAGAAAGATCGAAATGTTTATTCGTCTTCGACATGAGATGGTTGGTAACGTCTGGTGCCATGGGAGCAGTTGCGACTAATTGGAAGAACCAAATGTCGCGACCTTCCAAGAAATCGAGTGTTTTCTCAATTTCATAGAGCACTCCGTCCTGCTTGATATGTGTGACATAATTACGAGTGTGTCCAACAGAAACGCAAAGATGATTCCGCAGTCGAATAGCATAATTGATGAAATTACCTTGCGCGTCACAAGCTTGAACTTGATTATTGGTTACTTTCTTCATGACGGCACGTGCTCCTGGATCGCAACTGGCTTCAGCTGTCAATGGTGGTTTCTCAATTTCAAGAGACACATTCTTACGGTGTGTGAGAATCTCTTGCATGAGACCATGACCTGATGCCGATGCCTTCGCTTCTGTGTGGATTTCATCTCGACGCATTTGTTTAGTTTCAGCTCCATAGACGCCTAATTTTCCTGGGCGCTTTGCCTCTGCAATGACTTTACGCACATTTCTATTAACAAGTCCAGTAGATGATACATCACGAGACGCAACTTTTGGTTGTTGTTGACCAATGCGCGACTTCTTCCATGCTTGATAGCCAGTTTCATCGATGGGATCAACTTCGTCCATTTCTTCACCCCAACCCTCCTCCTGCAAGTGTTCTTCAACAGAAGCACTACGTACAGCGAGAAAAGTTGTTGCAAAGCCAGCGAAGATTTTCACAACAAAAGCGATGACATCCAAGACTGGAAGAGAATAATCCTGAGCTAAGATGGAACAATCTCCAGTTCTATCTTTTAAGGACTTGAATCGCACTGGAGGTAAGACGGTCTGTGTATCATCGCGGTAAAGTGTAAGTTTTCCACGAACTGAAGCGCACTGATATATGACATTGTTTTTGAAATTCAATTGCATTGATTCACCTGCATAAGGAGGCGAGATGACTGCAAAAGCATCTAAAGCCTGTTTCCAAGTATTGAAACGATGTGTGCGATACTCAATGGACCAATCCATAACGTGACCTGCAAACTTAGTGAAAACACTAACATCTGAAATACGTCTAAGCAAACTAACAACGCCGACGGGGCTAACATTAACAGGTTCAGTGTCTGGAAAATCGAGATATAACTCATTTTCCGGGCACTGAAACAAAATGTCAGTCGCGTAACCATCAAAGTCCTCAGTGTGTTCCATATGCTTCGTATGTTCACCAATGATTGAAAGAACGTTCATTGGCGAAATGTCTGTCTTCTTTCCAGCAATAGTCATTGTCACAGAAACAAAGCGTGCATAATCATCCGGACAAACTGCAACATCATCACACGTGTAATGCGACAACAAACCACGACGGTTGAATGTATACTTGAAACGAATGCAACGACGCTTGAATCTACCTGTATCGTCAGAACTCCACTGAGCCGCTTTAGCGATGCGGTAAAAAGTTCCTTCGTTACACGCGATGACTAAACCCTTCGTTGTATGTCCATTTGAAACTGCAAGAACTCTCTGCCAAGTGTCTTCTAATTTTTCGATTGACTCAGCACATTCATCCACGACATCGTATTTCTCAAGATCAACATGATTGAGTACATTTGTTTTTCCAATTCCTGGAGGTCCAAGTAGCCAAAAGACACTAGGTTTAAAAACTCCTGTCAGACCTTGCGGTCTAAGGAATCCATCTGCGAATTGTCCACCAAGATGTCCAGCACCACGTCCCGCCCCATGATCGAAGCGAGGCATCCAACCAGGTTGGAATGGTCGTGGCTGCTGTGGTCCAAATTGTTGCGCAATAGCACGTACTTGTTGTTGAATGTGAGCCTGGTTTTGATCTGCAGCTGCAACTTGTTGAGCAATGTTACGACGTTGATCAGCACGAACGTCACGAGGAGGCGCAGTTGGCTGTTTCCACATACCAACAGGTCTTTGAACGGTTGGTGCCTCACCATCTGGAACACCGGGAGGTGTTGAAAGTGATGCAACGCGTTCATCAACATATCGGTTATAATCTCGTTGGCGCAAGACTTGCAAATCATATGCCTCTTTGATGATTTTCTGAATGGAAACTTGTTCAATTTCTTGTAGTTCATCCATACCATTACGATAATGAGACATGCGTGTGAATTCCAAATGTGACCAGTCCGGTTTGTAATAATCAGAAGTATGAGCTGATTGATTTTGAGTGCCAGCTGTTTGAAGTGGATGTGGATCCACACAACGAATGACGAAATCACGACGACGATCAAGTATAGCAGGTATACGAAGAGTTTTCGACTCATGAACGAAACCATAGTTTGAACAAATGATGACATATCTCGCGGCATAACGCGAACCTTTCTCACTGACTCCAGCCATATTGAGAAGATATGCAGCACTTGTATATTCTTGGTTAAGTTCCTGATGATCAACACAATCGATGGTACTGTTGAAGTCGTCATGCAATATAACTTCCTGCCCAGCATGATTACTCCAAAAAGCATCCTCTTTACTACGCGAGTAGACAAGAAGAGTTTTTCCTTCATGAGCTCCAAGTTGTTTCACTACATACTCAGCAAGAACAGATTTACCAGTTCCACTGTCTCCGAAGAGCCAGATAATTACTGGTACCTGTTTTCCAACGACAGTTTTATAGATGCTGTCGAAACGTGTACGCAATTCAACATAGAGATACTTGACTTGTTCGAGTAATTTAGCAAGACTGGAAGTGTTTTCTTCTGACTTAGCCACAGCTAGAAAGCTTTCATTAACTTCGTCGAGTGTTTTCTTCAACTCTGGTAAAATGTTAGGTCTTCCCAAGACCTCACTAGCACTACGTTCAAGTGCATCGTGTAATTCTTGCAATCGTTTCCTAAGATCCTCCACTCGTTTAACAAGAAGGGCACGTGGTGTGTCCAACTCAATGCCTAGTAAATTTGCCACTGCGTGTCTAACAAAACTCGACATGTCTTTAAATGAACGAGTTATGTTATCCCAACCGCGACAAGAATTACCTAACTTTGTAACACATGCAGTTATACTGTCAAAACCCACTTGTTTCGCTCCAGTGAGGAGCATAACAATAGGGACCGCAATAGAAACTGCTGATGTCACAAAATGTGGCATAAAATCTCCCTTACCTGGTCCAGTCATGTCAGCAACTCGACACAATGTGTCGACGAGTCCTTGTGACTCCATATGTATGATACTTTCCTCGGGTGGTTCGTGTCCTCCGAAGAGTTGTGTGCGAATAAAACAAGCAAAATCAGAGCAACAATGATACAAAGAAACAAGAGCATCAACAAACATTTTAGCAATATCAATAAAACGATCTGGAGAAACGCTCCAGTACGAACTATACAATTCAAGCAATCGTACTACGACTGAAGCGGCAACACTCAATGTCGCGGCCTGATACACCTCGCGGAGGAGGAAGAATAAATTGAGTGGCTTTAGATCGTCGAGCCACCTCAGAGCGTCTTCCAAAGTGATTGATGACCCTGTGGATGAGTGGGAGGTCAAAATCCCCGTCGTACTTGATGTTGGCTGGTCCTGTTGGTTTCCAGTCAGCAATGACGTTGATATATGTTCCATCGAAGATTTCACAGGTCTTTCCATTATTGTGGTCTGCTCCAACATACCAACAGGTGCGGGGATCGGCGAATTCCCAAGATCCCTCGTCAGGTCTAAACCACATTGGACACTCTGTGTGAAACTGGACGTGTCCGTACTGCATGACGCCCTTCGATTGTTCATAGATTGGAACTCCTCTGGCCTCTGGTTCATCATGTCTTCTGTCATCTGGATTGATGTATGGGACGACCTGATGGTAACCCCAGACGTTGTGTTCAGAGATGAGTTTGTTCCTCCAGACATCTTTTCCGAAAGGTGTTTCGCTTTCGACGCAAGCCACGAGGCAGCACTCTGGGCACCAGAAGCCCGCCTGATGTCCGGCACGGATTGTGTAGGTCTGCTCAACATCTGTATAACGTGCAGGTATCTTTTCACCACGCTTGACGGAAATGACGTCCCCGGCTAGAGCGTCAATCTGACAATCGCGACGATAGATATCGTAGTCTGAATCGGCTTCGTGAGCGACGAAGTCACACGTCCAACGTTTGCGAACAGTACGTGTTCCTACAACGGTAGTTGCAACACGACAAGATTGGATAAAAGAAAGAAGAGTTAAGTCTTCACAAGCGTCAACTATTAAATTCTTAGCTTCGGTTTTTGCCCAAGAGAAATCTTCAGTTAAAGTGTCAAAACAACCTTGGAAAGCTTCAATTTCAATAAGAGAAAGATAATGCTTGGGATATTTAGCCAAGAGTTCAGTTGCAATAAAGGCACGAGACATGATTAAATAGAAGGTGCGAAAAAGTAGACATCAACATCCGGAAGAAAATTTTGAGCGTAAGAAATTTCAAAACCGTAAACACTAGAAAGAATGACAGCGTACCATTCACCTGGTAAAGGACGAAAAGAAACTTCAACGTCTAGTGGAAGAACAGCGTCAAAGTAAGCTTCAACGTTAGAACGAGGGTAAGACTCGTGCAAAGGAATTTGCAAAATTTTTACAACAAGATCGGAATCGAGTTCTGAGAGCTGATATCTTGACATTGGCACATAAGGTATCACTCTCACGAAAATATAAGTATAGGGTATACTGAGCGAGAAGCTCTATTCCTCAATTGGCTATAAACTTGATCCAGTCACCAATGAGTAGTTGTCGAGCGTGCGTACGAGAAAAGAACGATATTATCACTTATCTGATAATTGACTTTTGACCTGTGCGTAGGCCCCACG